CAGCTTCAAGCTGAAAATAACTTGATGATGGCCAAGCTTGGCATGGACAAACTGCAAGAGCTTGTAGCCAAAAAGGCTGGAGTGGATACCGCTGATACCGGATACTTGGCCGAGTACGTGCGTAACTTTAACGCTGCTGCAGACGGACTCGCTCGTGATATTGGTGATCGCAGACGTAAGTACGTTGAGCTTCTTGACGTTTACAAAAATCAAGTCATGACAGATCCGTCGAACCCAGACGCAAAGGCCACACTGGACGATATCGTAAATCTGGAGATCAAGCTTACTCCGGGTGCTATGGATAGTGTCGAGGCACAGAGAGCTATTGTTGTCAAGAACCTTGACCTCATGTCAAAACAGATGAATGAGCGTGTGGCTCAGTTGGATGATCTTACTGGAACTCCGGCCTACACTAGAGAAATCGGAAGGACCGCAGAAGATCTAGTCGATCTGCGTGATGAAAAGATCAATCTCCTTGGAGAGAACGTCTACAGAGATGCCGACAAGCTGCTGGGCGGAAGAACAGTAGATCTTGCCCCCATCATGGACGACATGATTAACCGCTTGGCCAAACTGGATGAAGGCGGTATTCGGCAGTTCTTTGGTGCTGACTCTGCATTCTTCCGTGGTAGGTCAGGTAAGTACGCCCGCGCCGCTATGGAAAAAACGGCAGAAAAGAATCTGAGAAATTACTTCGGCGATGACTTTGATGAGTTTGTCCAGCGGGCTACCACACGGGATGTGATTACGGCAGATGGGAACATCGTACCCAACAAAAGCGTATCTGAGGGTGGTCTGTTTGTTGGCGAGGACGCATCCTACGCCGAAATGGCACTCGCCTTCTACAAAGCGCAGGATGATGTAGGGGAAAGATTTGATCCGTTTGCAGCCGGTGCCTTTGATGCGGACGAGATGTACCGACATCTTCGTAATGAAAGTGAGCGTATCGCCAAAACCCAAGGAGATGATGCCGCACGACCTTACAGAGAAATGATGATTCTTATCGACAACCAACTCGCTAAAATCGAAGGTGCAGAAGACGTTATTTCAGCGGCTAGAGATGAATACCGGCGTCTTAAGTTTGACCCGATTCAGTCAGAAGGCGGCTACGGTGACATCGTATCTAGTGCCACATCTAATCCTGAAATGGTCACTCCTTCTGTTTATCGTCGTCGCTATGGTGTCAACCAAATGCCAGACACTTGGCACGATAAGATCGGCAAAAGTGCGAGTAGGGCTATTGCATTTGGAAATAGAGACGACTTTAGAGAATTTGCCACGGAAATAGACGGCTTCAATCGGTACTGGGCCGACGACATAGACTATGAAGGCGACACACCTATCTATGTTTTCGACATGAGACAGCCGTACAACGACGCAGACAGTTTCCGTCGTATTGGCGACATGTTGAAACACGGAATTCAAAGTCGCTGGGGAGAACAGACAAGAAAAGAGATCTTGGATGAAATTAAGTTCGACCCTCTGTACGGTCCCGAAATAGACAAGATGCCGGGAGTAAAGGGAAGCTACAACTTCAATCGCATCGAAAACATGCGGGCCTTAGAGGATGAGATTCGCATCAAAGTCATTGACAAGGATGGTAACGAAACTATCACCACATGGTTCGACATGGCGGATATGGTTGCCGCAGAAAATGACATTGTCAAACTTGTCGAGACAGACGCTGCAGCCCGCAAAGCTTACCGCGACTTTACAGAAGAGTTGAACCGCAGCACGGGTAAGATGGCGGATGAGGCCCGCGAGTCTCTTGACATTGAAGGCAAAGCAGTGAACCAGATTCAAAAAGCTGCAGATGTCATGAACCCCGAAAAGTTCTACGAAGACTACATTCTTAATTATGACGTTACACTGTTTGAAGCGATGCAGGAACGGTTCATTCGCGGTATCATGCGAGAGAACGAAGATATGACCGAAGAGGATGCACTAAAGGCATTCAAGCGAGGCACTATTTATATGGTGACCAACGGTCTGTTGGAGCGGGCAGGTAGGCGTGTTGAGGCAGAGGGATCCTACAAATACTTTGACGGTACAGAGCGTACTATCAAGACTATGGTAAATCCCGCCACACTGCTTTCTGATTTGGAAGATCCCAATATCCGCAAGACTCTTAAGTACGTACTCGAAGATGAGGAGCATTTGGATTTCCTCACTGACATGAGTGAGATGCTCCTGTACGCAGAGGGACGCTCTCTTGAGAGGTTCACTCCGCAGGGGGTTGTGCGAGGAATCAGTCCGAACGAGATCATCAGCCGTGCGTTCAACATTGCACGGGGCATGGTCAGCCCTACCTATGTGGGTGCGGAATTCGCATTCCGTATGCTGCAGGATATGGAAGTGAACGCTTTTAAGGTAGCGGCAGAAAACAAAGAAGCCAACAGAATTATGCTGCTTCTTCTTGACGATCCAAAGCTGGTATCAGAGGCGGATGTCAAAACGCTATCTACAATCTTGATGGCCACCACGTACCGCGAATTGGTTCGTAACAGACGGGAAGCCGCCCCATTCATACCGCAGGACGAGATTGAAGCGGCAATGATGGAGATGCAGCCCGGAACGCCCCTCGACCCACTCGGTAAAGGTATGCCTTCATTTGAAGAGGCAATGGGGCAGATATTTGGGGCGTCTACAAACGAGTAGGGCTACGCCTAGATGTACCTAGAAGACTTTTCTATCATCTCGTCAGTCACTGAATTGACATACCTAAGAAGGGACGCGATGGAGTGTGCGCCGTCATAATCGGGCACTCCCGCGTCCATTTCTTTTTGGAATTCATCCGGACGCACTGATTGTTTGTCTATCTCTACGTTACCATCTTGACGCAGATATATGTTGAATGAAAACAGTGTGGCTTTGGCCATCAGGTACTCTCTACTTTTTCACACCTGTATGATACGGTGTATGGGGGCGGCAGTATGTGGGGTATGGTACTCAACTGTTCCGCCATTTCGATAGTCCGTATATAACATTGTTCTTTTATTTCTTTTAGGCCGGTAGTGTCCTCAAACACTACGCAGCTACCCGGCGGTGCGTTCAGAAAACACAGCATTACCATCGCTTTGAACATTTTGAAGCTCCTCTATTGTAATGTTGTAACAGGAAGCTCTCGCGTCATAGCCGTTGTCCGGATCGTGCTGATTCTTTTCTACTGACACGGCCAAGTCAAAAAAGTCCTGTTTTGGAATCGCACCCAAGAACCAGCCCTTTGAGTGGTCCTTGAGTACGCTGACGAAGCCGTACATATCGCACTTTTGACGAGTGTTGAATTTAGCCACAGAACAAGCGTAGTGAGGTTTAGGTGCCACACTGCGCTCTTTTGTTTTTACGTCAACAGTCGTACCGTCTGGAAGGATCATGTCGTACTCGTAAGTGTTACTCCACTCACCGCCCAAAACTTTTACAGCGATCTGTTCACCGATAAACCCCGCTACAGCACCTTGGCCCTTGCGGATGGAGTTTTTTAGAAGCCCCATCTCACGGGCCTTTTTTCGTGCGTTAACGACCATTTCATCCGTGATTTCTACTTCAATCATTCTTGAGTTTCTCCCTCAGTTTTACCCAGTCTTCATAGGCTGGATGATTTCTCGGTGGATTCCGCTGTATCCATCCGTTTCCTTGCTTCCAAACGGTCGATGTATTCTTCGATGTCGATTTGGCTGTCTTCCTCTGGGACATCTGCCATCCTTTCCAATCCTTCAATAAGTCTACGCGTTATGGCTTCCGATATCAAGCCCGTTCGTGTCTCTTCGTCCATCTCAAAGATGACAACTGCACCGCCGTCTTTCAACTCTATGTAGTCTGCGATTTCTAATTTCATATGTATAAAAATCCCCGTTTTCTTTACATATCGCCGTGATATGTATAAAATTGGCTGTTACATTAACAAGTCATTAAACACTGATATGACCTGCTAATGTAACATTACGCCACGTTCAAGTCCAGTCAACCGTGATGGTTACTTCATTGTCACCAAGATTAACCATAGTGTAGTCTGCTAAATGGTCTGTAAGAGCATCCCGTATAGCTATCTCCACTAACTCCATAAGGTACTCCTTATCACCACTGTTGTAAGAGTTAAAGAGACCAGAAGTAGGTAGTTTAATTATCTTCCTCATGCTGCATTCAAGTCCACGACCTCACACACTCCTGCCGTACACGCTAGTTCACGGCCACCTGATGTTGTATCCTCCTTCTCAAACTCTTGCAACTTAGACCAGTCTACACTACTTGGCATCTTTGTCAACAGTTCATTGTAAGTTTCTTCATCAATGTCCTGATAAGGTGCTTGCTTGTATGTGTGTTCACTGAATGGCAGGAAGCTGATGCCTGACACTTCATCAAAGTGTTCGTATACCCACGAACCTACATCCATCCACTCATGTTCCTTCACAGAGATGGTGACACTAGGCTTGTGTTCACACCAGTGACGCTGATAGGTAAGCCACAGTTCAAGCTGCTCAATGGCGTCCATGTCTGTGCGACACACAGCACTGTCAGGTGACTTCATAGGGAAGCTGAACACTGTAGTGCTGTCAGGCTTCATCACATCCGGCTCTGCAGGAATGCCCTCAGAGATAAGGAACTGCGTGATGGGGTCTTTGTTGTCCCCACGTACAGTACGCACATAGTACGGATTGTGACGGGCATGAATGCCACTGGCACTGTCAACAAGCTGGCTGACTGTACCGCTAGGCTTGACACAGGTAATGGCTGCTGACTGTGCAATGCCAAGCTGTGCTGCCATAGCTGCGTTAGTCTCGACTGCCACATCTTTAAGAGCATTCAGTGTAGCACCAATGTTCATGCCAAGATGTGCAGACTTACCTGCCATCAGAGCATTGTCCATGATGCCAGTCAGTGACACACCAAGCAGACGTTCTTCCTCCGTGTTCTTCTTCCAGATGCTACGAAGATACTTGAAGTTAGTCAGCGTAGACTGGAACGTACCAAGAATAGTGGCAAGGCGAACCTTGTCTGTAAGTGTCTGCTGTGTGTCGCTTGCACGTACTACAACCTCAGACAAATTACAGAACTGATACGGACGCAGGATGATTTCACTGCATGGGTTACACCCAAAGTCATGTTCAATATCACGACGACCATTCTTGGCAGCTTGCTTCTTGGCTGACTGCCTGTTGAAGATGCCACGTTCACCTGACTTGCTCTCGTACAGAGACAGCCATTCACGCATGAACGTACCCATCTGTGGCTTTTCTTTGTAGGCAACGCTGTTGTTAGCCAGCGCACGTTGCCCTTCATTCTCCCACCACTGTCCTGCCTTTGCGTGACGCATCTGGTCATCGTTCAGGTTGGACAGACTGATGAGTGCGCTGCGCCGGACACCACCCACGACGACAACCTCACCAATCTTACACATGATATCGTGACACTCAATCGGGTACAGGCGACGACCTGCTGATGTCTTGAAGATGTCTACGATAAACTCAAACAACTCCTCAAGTGGGGCTGGGCCACTTGCTCTACCGCCAAAGGTCTTGAGACGTGCGCCAGCAGGGCGAACCTCACTTGTATCCCATTGGGGTACTTGTCCTGCGTACAACAAGGAGATTAGTTCACGCAGGGACTTGGCCCAGCCCGGACGAGAATCGCCAACCTTGATAACAGTACCGGTACTGTGCATATCTTCGTTGACGATAGGCAACTTCTCAACGTGATGACGTTCTACTGAGAAGCCAACGCCAGTGCCACACATTAAGATGTACATTGTCTCATCAAATGCACGTGGGCTATCAATGGGTACGTATGAACAATTGTATCCACCTACATGGCAACGGTCCAGTGCTGGTCCAGATGTCATTAAGGCTCTCATGCTTGGCATGATGTCTTGGTTCAGCACCGCATCTTCCAACTCTAGGCGCAGTTCAACTGGTAACTTATACTTATGGTTTGCCTTTAGATGGCTCTCCATGTAATCAAAGTAACGTGAAACTGTTTCAGTCCAAGTCTCACGCCTCTGCTCATCTTCTTTCCACCTTGCGTAGCGAGATAACGCAATGAAGTTCTGATAGTCTGTAGGTAAATGATTACTT